CACTCGATGCACCCGGCTTGATCGTCTGCAGGACGGTTCGGCGGTGGTGGACGGGTTCACTTTCACTCGGATCGATGCGACCCGGAATCTCTTCGTAGGGAAGGGCAACGAGTCGGCATATCTGCGGGCTCTGTCGAGCCAGCGTTTCCGGAATTCCATCGGCTACTTGTACCCGGACGGCGGCACCGTTGTGTGGACGCCCAGCGGGGGAGAGAAGGCCGGTCGCCTGGTGTACCCGGGTTACTACGACAAGGGGCTGGAACTGACCCGGCATTTGCTGCCGAAGGTTCTACGACGTTACGGCGCTGAGTCTGAGGAGTATCGCTACGTCAGCCAGGTGCGCGACTGGTGCGTAGAAGTCGGAGTTGTCCGCGCTGAAATCAAGCTCAAGAGCGAGCTGCTGAAGAGGGATTGCCTCTGCCATTGGGGCCTGTTCGACGAACAGCGCATCTGGGATCACCTGGGCGAATTTTTGAAGGTGGGCGACAAAATGACCCTGACCGCACATGACATTGCCAGCATTTCTGAAGAACTGATGCGCGTAGGCGTCTGCAACTCCATGCAGGCGGCCACTCGTACTGCAACCTATGCAATGGAATGGATGAACGGCAAGACATTCGATTTCAACAAGTCTGCTGTACAGACCCATCGCGCCCGTCTTCGGGCTATCGGCTTCGATATCAAGCTGCCTTTTGACGCGTCGCGGCACATGTTCTTCATCCACAACGTGCGCGAAGTCTCCCGCACCTTCGACGTGCCCGCGCCGAGCTTCTACCGGCGTCCGGACGTGCCGCGCCATTTGCGGCTGGTGGTCTGACGTGCTTGCGCCGACTCTCCAGGCTCTCGCGCTGCTCGCCGGTGCCGTCACCCTGGTTCACGCCCTCGGTGTGTGGGCTCGCTCATGAGGACGATCAGCTTCCAGGGAGACGGCCTGTCGGCCAGTCAGTACCGGTCGATCCAGCTTCGCCAGCAGGTGAGGGCGGCGGTGAATCAGTCCGTGTTGCAACAGCAGGTTGCGGCCACTCTCCAGGCCCTGGAGCAGCACAAAGAGCAGGGCGGCAAGCCCGAAAAGGTCTGGTCGACGATCTCCAACGAAAAGGGCACGCCGTGGGTCGGCGATGTGTTCGGGTGGCCGTGATGGCTATCGAGATCAACCGCCAGTCGTACATGGCTCTGCGCTCGGCCCTGGAGCTGGAACTGCTCGATGCCGGCATCGACTCGCCTGAGCTGCTGAGCCGGCTTATGCGCCATGTGCTTTCCGCCGAATCCGCGACCCGTACCGAGTCGCAAACCGTTCGCCGGGCCTTCGTTACGGCCCGTAGAAACCCGCTGCTGGGCGCAATCCCTCAGCACAGTCCAGGGCGCACAAATCGCCCGTATATCCGCAAGAGGAAACCCTAATGCCCTTCGTCTATCTCGGCCTGACTCGTGACGCCGGAACCTCGAAAAAGACCGGCAACGCCTACGACATTTCGGTCGTTCACTTCGCTGTCGATGCCACGCAATCGACCCGCCCCGATCGCAAGTTTGCCCTCGGCCTGGAGCCTCAGAACCTGCCGATCGCGCCGGAAGCGGTGAGCCAGTTCCAGCGCGTTGAACCGCTGTCGTCGGTGAACTTCGAGTTCGAGCCTGACCCTCGGAACATGCAGCGCAACCGTATTTGCGGCGTGAAACCGCTGCCGAAAGCTACTGCTCAGGCGGCGAGTTAATTTAAATGAATTTTTTGGGCTGTGACGGTGTTTGGTTGGCTAGGGAAGATGGTTCAACTATCTGCCAGGGCCAAATGAAGACGTTTACGGTCCAGGAAATGCGGGAGTTTCTAACTCCTGCAATGACAATTGCGCAGAAAGCTCAAATCACCGGCGGTCTGTTGACGTTGTTTGTCGCGGTCTGGGTGTTTAAGAAGATGCGCACATCAATTCCACACTAATGGAGTAAGTTCCATGAAACAACTGAAACAACTGTTCTCCCTGGGCAAGCGTGAAGCCGTTATCGGTGGCTCGTTGCTGATGACGTCCGGCCTCTCGATGGCCGCTGAGGGCGATATCGACACCACCAAGGCCTTGGCCTATATCGCGGGCGGCCTGACTGCTGCGGCGGCTGTGACCGGTGCCATGTTCGGTCTGGTCGCCCTGATCGGCGCTGCCAAGAAAGCCCAGCGCGCAGGGACCTAATCGACCCTCAGTCAAGCCGGTGGCGGTCACTCCGCCCCGGCTTTTTTATTGCCCGGAGAAAGGATAAATGAGGATTAAGAAATGTATATCAGCCCTGAAGATATCGCTTTTTATGGCGTGCTTATTGCCATCGTTATTCTTTGCTCAGGGCGCTAGGGCTGAATATTATTATTGGTACATGGGTCATTTTGATAAGAAAGTTTCTTCGCCCTCGGCGGGTTGCGATCTTTATTTCACTGGTATATCTCGCGATCCAGGGCGGGTTTTTGTTATGGAGCCTTCGTCAAATCCAAGCGAGGCGGGCAAGGTTTTCTATTGTGTGGTTCGTTCTGATGATTGGGTTCTTTTTAATACGACTGTTATTTTGAAAGGCGATATGTGTCCCGAAGGGCAGTCTCTCGATTTAAAGGATGGCTTGTGCAAGCCTCCGCCTCCCGAGTGCGAATCTGGAGTGCCGAACTTGTTCAGGAGTTCTAACTATCCAATTATCGTAATTAATGGAAAAAACACGGTTCCTAGTTCTCCGCCGTCTGGCTGTTTGAATGGGTGCGCTTATGAGGCTGATAGTTCTCGGCCAACATCTTGTTATCGCACTCCAGGCTCCACAACTGAGGGGTTCTGCAACTACACGCTCAAGAGCAACGGTCAGAACTGCTCGGCAGATTCCGGCAACCTGGGCGGCACCGGTCCTTCGCTCAGTGAACCGAATCAGCCGCCAGTGACCGACCCGCCTTCGGACCCGAACGACCCGGGCTGTCCGAAGGGCTATAGCTGGTCAGGCACTACGTGCGTGAAGACGCCGACCGATCCCACAGACCCGACCGACCCGAAAGACCCTGGTGGTGATGGCGGTGGAACTGGTGGTGGCGATGGTGGCGGGACTGGTGGCGGGACTGGTGGCGGTACAGGCGGTGGCGGTGATGGCGGAACGGGTGGCGGCGATGGCGGCACCGGCGGGGGAGACGGAAACGGTGGAACTGGCGGCGGTGATGGCGATGGCGGCGGCACGGGTGGCGGTGGTGATGGCGGGGGAGACGGGCAGTGCGATCCGGCCAAGGACCCGAACAAATGCGGCAGTGGCTCCTCGATCTCCGGCGACGGTGACTGCAAGGTGGCGATTCAGTGCAACGGCGACGCAATCCAGTGCGCCATTGTTCGCCAGGAAAAGCTCGCACGCTGCGCGGATGAAGAGTTCCGTACGGTCGATGACAAGAAGATTCAGGACCTGAAGAACACGCTGGCCGGTGAGTTCTCCGGGCCTGAGTACGAACCCATCAAGGCCACCGGCGAGAACACCCATGACCTGTCGAAGCTGCTCGACACTAGCGGGCGCTTCTCCAAGGCCTGCCCGGTTATTCCTGACGTCTCGTTCCCCTGGTTCGGCAGTACTCAGACGGTGTCGCTCAGTAGCGTGTCGTCCGATCTGTGCACGTATCTCCAGTGGTTCGGGTATCTGCTTGTCGCGTTCGCCATGCGCGCCGCGGCTGAAATCATTGCGCGAGGGTTGAACTGATGCCGTTACTGATCGGGGTACTACTGCGGGCCATCGGCTGGTCGCTGATCCCGCTGGGTTGGAAGCTGCTGCGCGGCTTGGGATTCACCGCTGTTGCCTTCGTCGGCGTCAAGGCGGTGATGGATCAGGCCAAGGACTACGTATTCAGCAACCTGGGTGGCGTGCCTGCGCAGTGGCTTCAAGTCCTGGGGCTTCTGCAAGTGGACGTGTGCATCAACATCCTGTTCTCCGCGTACATCGCCCGCGCCGTGCTGTGGGGTATGGACAAGTCTGGCGGCAAGTCTGGCATGCGCTGGACCGGGCCGAAGTAAGCGAGGAGGGGACTAACATGCTCTATCTGCGCACCGGTCTGCCAGGCGCTGGCAAGACCCTGAACGCGATTCGGGAAATCGACATTGAACATCAGCCGGACCCGGATGACCCGGCAAAGCGGTTGCACAAGGACCCGGACAATCCGGACCTGCCGCCCAGGACGATCTACTACTACGGCATCCCGGATATGAAACTTGACCGGCTCAAGTCGAAGTGGGTCGAGTTCGATACGCCTGAGGAGTGGTACAACCTGCCTGATGGCTCGGTGATCGTGATCGACGAAGCGCAACGGGTGTTCGGTAACGATGGCTCCAGGGCGCGCCCGGAGAAAGTCACGCGCTTCGAGACGCACCGGCACCAGGGCCTGGACATTCACTTGATCACTCAGCATCCCAGCTTGCTGTGCACGCCAGTGCGCAAGCTTGTCGGCAAGCACATCAACTTCATTCGGCCCTATGGCCGGGAGAAAGGCATCTTCCGGCATGAGTACGAGTTCTGCATCGACAACCCGGAGCGGCGCAGCAACTTCAAGCAGGCCCAGGAAGAGCGGGTCACGCTGGATAAGGCGTATTTCGGCGTCTACAAGTCGTCTACGGTGCACACGCACAAGCCGATCACGCCCAGCTACATGAAGAAGATCCCGCTGATCATCGCGCTGATGTTGATTCCGATCGGTGTGCTTGTTGGGCTGGTCGTGACCGCCATGCAACAGGGTGATGAGGAGAAAGAGGCGGCTCTTGCGAGGAGTCATGCGGCTGAGGCGTCAGCGGGTGTTCTGCCTGGGGCTGGAAATGCTGTTCAGGCAGCCCCCAGGGCCTCCAGTGGGCCGAAATCGGCCGATGAGTTCATCGGTGATATGTCGCCCAGGGTGCCCGATCTGGTGGCCTCGGCGCCGCGCTATGACGATCTGAACAAGCCCAGGGATTTCCCTCGGCCGGTGTGTGCGGCCAGCTCGGACCCGAACTTGATCGGCAAGGCTCCTGAGCGGCGAATTCCGCTGGGCACGTACAATGGCCGGGTGATGGTCTGCCAGTGCTACACGCAACAGGTCACGCGGATGCACACGACGTTCGAGTTCTGTATGGACGTTGTGAACAACGGCTATTTCGACGACACGCGGATGCCGCCGACGTATGCCAG